TAAAAATATTTACAATGATTAACCAAGGTGTTTACACTGCGAGATCGTTGTTAACAAGTCATCAGTTAGCCGTACTTCAGGCAGAGTTGCCCGACGTGGAGATTGTGGTTAGGGGTCGTCACCCACACGATCATGCAGTATTAGCTGCGGAGCGGGAAATTTTGGAGGTGGAAGCACACAGGTGGTTGAAAGCGAGAGACATAGCGAACATTATGGGTGTTGGTATGTCTCCTACTAGGAATCTTCGCAATCGCCTTCCTGATATATGGTGTAAATGGTGGCACGACAAAGCTAGTGATGTTATACATTCGTATAATGTCGATGATGCATGCACATGCAGTCCTATGACCGTGTGTAGACATCAGATTATGACCGACGGGGCTATCTTCGTGCATTCCCTCTACCTTGAGGATGCAAAGGAGAAGCTTTTGTTGCTTTTTGAAACGCTGGATTACGGCGGTTCTGGTATTGAGGCAGCCTGCATAATTACGCATTCATTTGAGAATCCTTATGGTGCGTTTTGCGGTGGAGAAGCTAAATATCGGGTCCGATGTGATGGAAATGTGGAAATGAAGGTTGGAGCGGAGAACTATGTTCACGCAAATCCAACATGGTTGCATGATGGGGTTATCACTGGATATCCTATTTTGGCACCTGCCGGTAGGGAAGTACAATTAGTTGTATCTAAACACCGGTCTGTCGGAGAAACCCATTTGTACGTGGTTGTGAGAAATTGGGGTGAAAAGGTTGTGCCTAACATGCGTGTTGACATACCTTTTGAGTCCGCGTTAGTCTCAAGTACATACTATGGTCCTATGGCCATGGGTGGATCAGCATTAACATCGTTTACCTCTATAAGGGGTATCGCTGCTCAATTTGGTGACTTAAAGTTGGAAAGTGCACACTATGTATCTTTTGGACCTATAATGGCATGTTACGTTGGAGAAACTGACATGGTTATTGTACCCAAACCGTTAGTTAGTGAATTGTCTGTGCATGTCATGGGCAAAGCACGTACACCTGAAACATTTTCTTGGCTGATTGATGTAGCAAGGAAAGCTATTCGGGCGTATTCAGTTCCTGTTGAGTTGCAGCCAAAGGCGTTATTATATTCGGTTGCGGTGGCATTTACCAAGACGGTGGAGATGGAAACCTCTATCCTTGCGTCAGTGCTGGGGCCGGACGTTTATAAGTTTGGAGAGCACAAGAAAGTTTTTGGATTTAACTTTCCATGGGTGTGGGGCAGGTGGATAAAGCACCACCCATACCTAGTAGGTGGCTCGGTCATAGTTGGCATTGTCGCTGCTGACATTTTACGTAAAAGTGTCGTTAAGGTGAAAGATTATGTTAGATGGAATAAGCGTCCCATTAGCATTAATTCACCTAATGAGATTTCAAAACCTGTTAGTACTGTTAAGAAGGTACTGGTGGGGGTGCTTCGAGGAGTTATCAGGTACTCTAAGAGGTATTGGTTGTATGGACCAGAATCTTTTGAAACCAATCCAGATGAAGTGGTTGTTGTTAAACCCGCCCTTTCTAGTAAGTGGTATTGGTTGGCATATGTTGGTATGTCAGCTGCTATCGGATTGTGCTTTTATTTGCTGAAGAATATGAGGAAAGATGAACCCGATGTGGCCGCAGCGTTGTCGACTTACAATGCGGAGATTAGAAACTTTCATTTTCCTCAAGGCGTTTATTATCATGATGAGGTGACCCTGAATTCACACACGGCCGATCGTGTGCTGGAAGGTCATTCCAATGCTGTGGTTGTAACGGATATACGAATAACTGATAGGGATAAGCCTATCATCCGTGGCCATGGCATATTAGTACCGAGTACGATGCCTGTTGTTTCATCACAGAACCAGCATAATCAACTGATTGCTCTAATAAACAGGGCAACCCGTGATACTTTGCCAATCTGTGAAAACACTTGGGGTAGACTATTGACAATGGTCAAGTTTCTCCAATATAGGAATTATTTGGTGCCAACTCAAGTTGAGCCGACAGGATTCGACGTGTGGCTGAAAAGGTTTCCTGCTAATAGAAGAAAGCAGTTAATCGAAGCTCGCACTATGTGGATTACAGGCAAACTTGATGTGGATAAAGTACTAAAAAGGAATTTCTTTGTGAAACAGGAATTACTGAATAAAGTCAATGAGGATGGTATTGAGGAGTACGATCCTAGACCCATTTTTGGATGTACCCCTGAGTTTTTGGTTGCAATAGGTCCATGGATGCATGGACTATCAAAAGCTCTTGGGCAAAAGTGGGATGGAATCGAACATCCCCTGTATTATGCATGTGGCAGTAATACAGAGTCGATGGGCAATTGGTTTGAACAATATATGGACTGGCATGTTGAGGAGTCAGACATAAAATGGTATGATTCAAGCCAGATGAAGGAGCATTTAATATTGGAGATGTCATTGTATCGCAAGGCATTTACAACCTATCATCAGCCTGGGCAATGTGTACAAATGAACGAAGCATTAACATTATTATGGAAATCATTTGAAAACACCGCAGCAGTCTCCAGATGTGGAATAAAAGCATTATTTAAATGGAGAAGGAAGTCAGGTTGCTTATCGACAACTGTTGGGAATACCATGGGTAATGGTTGCTACCAATTATTTCAAGCTTGGGATTACTTAGAAGGTAAGTACCCAGACTTTGAGCGCAGATGGCAGTATATCTGTTCTAATTATCGATCCTTGTT